CGAATCTCACCGTTCTGCTCAAACACGATGTCTACGTTGTTGGTGCCATCACCGATGAACACGTCAGCCGTTGTGTCGCCAAGCGCGATGTCACCGCCCGGTGAGGTGATGTTTAAGTTGCCATTGCTGTCGAGTTCAATCTTGCCGTCAACATTACCGGAGTTGTCCTTGAACTCAATCTTGCGACTAGCAGGGGTAATAAGTACATCATCAGACATTATTTAAGTCTCCCTCCCAAACGCTTTTTCTGCTGTGTAAACGTGTTACGGATTTGCGTTAGGTAGTTCTGGTCCATACCCATATTCCTGACGCCTAAGTATGGCAGTGCATAAGGAGTGTCTAGCCGGATTATAGGGTCACGCATATAAAAGCCTTCTTGGTCATCGCCATCTTGACTTCCCACGCCGATGTCCACATGTCTCGCGTGGTCTACAGCGGCAATGGTCAACTGTTTTTCCTCAAACGCACCTATACATGCAGAGGTAAAGTAAACCTGCTGTCTGTCAGAAGAAAACCTAGTGTTACCGGTGGTAGCATTTCCAAGTCTGTTTTCTGCCTGTCTGGCAATGTGGTCTACCGCCTGTATTCTTGGATACTGGGTAACCGTTGTTCCACTTTCAATTTTTACTTCGCAACTAACTCTGACAGCTACACCAGCCGGAACATAGATAGCGGTGCCGTAAAGAGAAGTATTGTCATACATACGTCTGCGAACAGCCCACGCTTGCTCGTCGTGGTCCCAAGTCCGTCGTCCATAATAAATATATTGTGCAACTTGGTCGTGTTCAAACTGGAACTCAAGCAATACAATCCCGGTATGTCCACCAAACTGACCACGACCAAGCAGACCATCATACTGCTGACCTGCTTGTGATGTCCCGCCGTAATTACCAACACCCGCTGAAGTTACAGCTTCAATCTCTGCTTCCTTGACGCGGCTATACAACATGGTTCCACCGCCTAGTGAATACAGGCCGTAACGAATACCTTGAAAATCGTTGCAGTAAACCCCGTCAAGGCCGTAGTTTGTACAGCCAACCATCTGAAGGCCGTAGTGGTTCGTAGCGTTTATATGATTGTGATGCCAGCCAAACCCCGATTCGTAATAGCCGGGGTTAATAGTGCCGCCGTAGTAGACACGATTTAAATAATTGTAAGCAAACTCGTTGTTGTTTCTTTGTCCCTCCAGCCTTGCAGCTAGGTTCTTGTTGTATGCGGCGATGCTGTTGAAAAACGCCATCCCATCACTCCACGCGGCATAGAGAGCATTATGCCCCTTGTACACAAAACAGCATCTGGCTTTAGCATACCTTGCGCCGTTAAAGTAGATACCCGACCTGTCTCGCGTATTTGCGAAACATAAGGATACACCCTCTAGCCACTGCGCTTGATCATTCTCTGGAACTGTCTGCGTCAGTGTAATACTCTGACCGGCGGCATCAGAGTTGTAGTAGCCCTGCCACACAAGTCCTGCGTAAACATTGTTTGAAGTATTGCCCCAGTTGTCGAACTCCACATCCTTAATGATGTTTATTCGACTGTAATTACTGGTGTAGCTTTCTCCTCTGAAGTAGGGCTGATCACTACTAGTAGTACCCATAATTTTAAGATGTCGTGTAACTCGCGTAACATACGCACCGCTCTGCACACTGTAACTTGGTGCAGAACTGAGGGTAATGTTGTTGCCACTGACACTAGAGATGGTGTGCTTCATCTCGTAAGCGTTGTACAGAGTATCCGAGCCGCTACCGGTGTAGGGTGCCGCAATCCAGATTTCATCGTTAGCCACAAACTGCGTGGCATCCGCAACTGTAATTGTCGTACCTGTTCCGCTGGCCGTGGTGGTTACGGTGGCAACCTTGCGAACCTTTTCACCAGATGCGTGGGGCTTCTGTGTGCCTGTCAGGTAAATAGTTTGGCCTATTGGATTTCCGGTTACTGACGCGCTAAGAGTAATCTCATTCTTTGGATAGTTGATGGAGTTAATCTGCGCGACGGTGCGATTACTACCCGTGCCTACGATGATGTACTGCCCCTTGCGGAAGACAGTAGCCCTGTTGACTGTTAAAACAGAACCACTGTAAGAAGAGACTGTACAGTCGTCAGGCCCGACAAAGTGACGGAAGTACACTGTATTAGAACTAATCTCGTGAACGACAAACCCCTCGTCTCTGTTAACGGTGCTGTTGTTTGCGCCGCTGGACTGTGCTGTCGTGTTGTCGAATATTGAGAACCATTCACCCACTGCAAAATTAGCCGCACTTGTAAACGCTAGGCTTGTGCTATTTTCAGCCTCTGCCGTAGACAAGGTGGTTGTTGGCATACCGTCCTTGCCCTCCATAACGACGTTAGCGTTGGCAGCGTTCTCTTGCACGATGCCATGAGCGTTGCCCGAAGTGCCTTTGATTTTCATTGTGAAGTTACAGGCACCATTATTGTCATTAAGGTGCAGCAACCCGCCACTATTCACAATCAGGCGACCGTTCATCCTCAATTCAGTATTGGCGGATGTGTCGTTCTTTAAGATGCCGTTGACGTAACTGTCATTATATCCATTAGCTGGCTGAGAAATGCCGCTGTCAATGGTAACAGTGTGACCGGATGCTACGTTAAAATCATCGCCGTCAGCCGGTGGACCGCTTCCGCCCCACGTTGCAGTGGCACTAAAGTTGCCGCTCTGACTACTCGTGTAGGTCGCCATAATGGTCCTCTTCTACAAAGTCCACCACGACATAGACAGTCAGCTTGTCGCCGTTCCGTTCAACCTCTACGGTTTCGGCGTCAAAATCACTGCTTACCACGGTAGGCTTGTCATCAGCCGCAATCTCAAACTTCAGCCGCATATTCGACCTCCAGTTTGTCTACGTCCTTGCGTTCCGCCATAACCATGTAGAAACAATCCTCGTTAGCATCACATACTTGCACCCGTTCTATATTCACATCCTTAACCCACAGGTCTTGCTTGCTGCCTATCGAGGTTAGCTGCACGGTGATGCTGTCCTCGTGGACAAGACCAGCCCAATGTTCTGGCAATTCAATAACGGACGAGCCGGTCAGCCTGCCCCGCACATAGACGCCGTTTTCCGGTCCCTCCAAAGAGCCGTAGCGCAAGCGCATATTTTCTTTGGTAGGATGTGCAATGTCAAAGGACTTGGTGGTTGCGGAAAGAAGACCGGTGACGGTTACGCCGGTAGCGGTTGTCTCTAGCTTCTTGGTGTTGTTACGGTAAAGCTCGACTGCACCATTTAATATGGAGACAATGGCTTTTTCACCTGTGTATTCAGTATACCCCGAAGGCACGGAGGTTATGTCTGACGGGGTTTCCGTGGTGTTCCACGTCGTGTCGTTGTAGCCAGCACGTTGAATTAATGTCAGGTCAACGCCAAGATTGTGAATGCTGCCGGTCTTTGCTTTGATGAGTAGTTTAATGTTGTCGGTTGAGGTGTTAGTCCACAACACTGGCTCTACATGGTCAGTGTTCATCTGAGAGGAGTTGTATAATATTGTAGCGCTGAAACTTCCGGTGCTGCTGAACCGGATGCCTACATTGATGTCCAGCAACTGCGCGTTGGCACTGGTCTGCGCCAAGATTTTACCGGAAATGTTGTAGTTCCGGCTGTCGCCAGTGGGGCTGATACTTGCAATCTCAAGGTACTCGCCAGCCGTAAAGTAACCACCCGAAATATAATGCTGTTGGAAATTTTCAACGGTGTTTTCTAGTTCACCGTCACCCCGGTTTAACATCAGGGTTCCACTGCCGTCAGGGAGCCTAATAGTCCGGTTATTTCTAAGGGTTGTGGGCGGCTGCAAGTCTACTGCATACGTCGTGCCGCCCGGTCGATAAAATGTAAACTTAGGATTTGTCTTGTTTAAACCAAGCTGACCACCCGGTGTCAGGAACATCGTTTCGGCAAGGGTGCCGCTTTCCATCGTGTGGAAATAGAGGTAGCTGTCAAACGTACCCGCCGATACGTCAGGTGTCCTGCCACTTATTCTGGCGTAATTGACAGGCGTACCGCCATCGTCATCAGCCTTGAAGTCAATGATGCCTTCAAAGTCCCAATCAGTGGGGCTGGCGTCATCGCTCTGCAATGTAAGACGTGCAGAATTTTCACCTGTGGCCTTTACGGTCACACCATCAGCAGCCGTCTCAAAGGTACCGACGTTGTTGTAGTACAACGTGACGGCATTACCCGGATAAAAGGTCGCCGCCGTTCCTCCTGCGCCAAAGATATTTATAAAGTTTGATTTTATATTAAGATTGCCAGTCCCGGCATCTTCTATATAGGAGTCTTGAGAGTCATGGTACAGCTTGAGGTCATCGCCGTCGCCAATGCGTAGCTCTTGATTGTCACCAAGGAGAAGATGACCGGTGGATACATCAACATCTCCGGCAGATGTAATATGCAGCCGGAAAGTGCTGTAGTCTTGAGATACAAACTTTACTTCATCAAACGCTACAAGCAGGTCGTTGCTGCCAGTACCCTGCATGTATCCGTGAGTGCCGTCGCTAAATATTTGCAAGTCATTGCCAGCACCAAATCTCAGGCGATTCTCATAATTGGGGGCTGTGCTGTCGAGAAAATCTATATGGCCTGTAATGTCTATGCCGTTGCCAGTCGTCTCTAGGCGGTCAGTGTTGTTATAAAACAACGTGACATGACCGTCGTCGCCGCCAAACTCTGCTATGTTTTCACCACTAGCGCGTTCAATAAGCAGATCATTTGGACTAGTCCTATAAACTATATCAACAGCATTTGTTGTGCTGGTGAAATCGGTTCCATCGTGAAACCGAATATAGTTTGGACCACCGCCTGCTATTGAAATGCTTGGATCGCCGCTTCCTGAGTTTCCAGCATTACTTTCGAGTTTTATTCGAGTTGCAGTATTCTCAAAATCAATGTCCCCATCCGCATCAAGGAAGACCGCCTTGTCCGCTGGCTGGCTAACAAAAATATCTTTTTTGCCAGCGCCCCAATTCACGCGGTTGTTATTGTTGCTAGACTCAAAAACATCTGCGTCAGAGCGCGACAAAGTCGTACCTGAAGCAGTATACGTTCCGATACCAATCTCAAAGTCAGTACCATCGGTGCAACAATAATATGTCGTATTGCCGTCGCCTATTTCAGAAAACGCTTGAAACCCTGTAACGGCTCCACTAAGCGTATAGGCTCCGTCTCCAGTGGTTGTCGTCGTTTCTTTGACGCGGTCCTTGAGAACCAATGCCATTTTACTTCAACTCGATGCTGAGGTTTCCTTGATTTATACGGAAGATATCGCCCGTCTGTATTGTCTTCGCGACATCTAAAGCGCCTATAAATAGGACATTACCCCCCGCTCCTACGGTATCTAATGTCGTCGTACCGGAAGCAGTTGTAATGAAAACATGCGTAATCACATTCTGTGTGCCGGTAGAGGGTAAAAAATCTATGTCTCCACCATTTGTGATTTTCTGCGTATCGTCTGTGTCTGTCGTTATATTCCAATTAGCTGCGGTTATTTGCTTACGCGCATAATCACCAAACGTAGCTTCGGTGATCTGATTTTGTGTTGCTGCTGATTCACCAGTGGTATTGTTAAAATCCGCTACCGCTGTCGCTAGTCCAACGTAAATACCGTCACCCGGTGAACTAAAAGATGCGTCGTTATTTTTGAAGATAAAGCGTAAAAGCCTATTCTCCAAAAAAGTGGTTGCTGCATTTGCTGTTGCCATCGTTTTTACTCCTTATGTCCGAGGCCGATCGGGCAGACCCCTGCGATAGGAGTCACTGTTTTCTCTCGCTTCTCCTAGATCCTTAAACCGAGTTACCGCTTCAGTAAACTGTTTCTCGTACAACTGAATTACATCAGGCTCACCCTTCATAAAAACGTAAGCTTCATACAATGATCCGTAAAGCAACGCATTTGGAGCGTTAGTGCTTAGCCAAGTCGTGCCACTATCTGCTCCCGCAGTAAGTGATGCGGGTCTATAAAAATAATGAAATTCGCAAACGTAATTACTATTTGGCGTCGGGGCCAAAATCATATTATTAACATCAAAACGTGCGTAAAACCGTGGAACTCCAGTTGTCGCAGGATTAGGATTAACTTCTTGAATAAAGTTTACATCTTTTTGCAGTAAAAATTCTTTGTTACCACTGTTTGTAACAGATAAAGAAAAAGAAGCTAAAAAATCAGTGGGTAAAGTTAAAAACGGGTCTCCGTTTGTCACCGCGCTTGTGGCGTTTTTACGAAAGTACTCCAAGTCAACGAGATAAAACAGTCGATCCTCGGCGGCGCGAATGAAATCGTCAAGGTTTGATACAAAAGTAGCTTCAGTATTATCTGTGTACTCTTGTATGGCTGTTTTTAATTGTGCAAAGGTGTAAGCCATCTAATTTTCCTACACTATCGTTATGTTCCCAACCATCGCAGAATGGTTGGTGCATTGATACACCAAAGAGGTGTCGCTTGGCTCATGTGGAACGATAAACTGCGTTAAGCCAGTAGTGGAGTTGTAGTTTTCTGTTACGCCTGTTGTAAAAGCAGACCCTCCATTGGACGTTCTAATCTGTAAGGGATGACTACTCACGTTGGCAGTGTTGTCAATCAGGTAAGTATGACCCTTATAGAAAGTAAAGTTTGGGTTGTTGCCCGAAGTAGCCCCCGGACCAGTGAATGTATAAGCTGAACTTCCGTTAGTGCCAGCAGTATACTTTGTTACTGGTCCCGTGGTTTCATCATTCAGCCTTATCCAAGCGCCACCATGAGCAAAATAAAGGCCGCCTGTAGAGTGAACGTGAGCCACAGCCCCATGATAGGTTGATGCACTGGGCAAAGCGCTTAGGTTGGCATAGTAAAATACGATCTTGTTGGCACCAGAGCTTACATCGAAGAGACCATTCGCATCTATGATATCAGTCAGTACGTTAGAACTGTTCCCCAACGCAGCGTAAATTTCATTAAAGTTATCGTTTATCTTGTCAGCGCCAGCACGGAGAGTGTCCCCAGAGCCGTCATTAGCGCTTGACCCTATCCCTACTGTTTGCTTTGCCATTTAACCCTCGTCAAAAGTTTTGGTGCTTGAATCCAGCGTAATGCTGGATGAATCAAATGTAGTGGTGCTGGTGGTAGTCACGGCTGCAACACTTACCGTAAACGCCGTTCTCAGCACCGCTATGTTCGTTGCCGGAAGTTCCCCAACAGTTGCATTTTCACCTCCCCCGCGTTTACCACCCGTGATGGCTGTGCCGGACGAGGCTGTAAACGTATAAGTATCAGCGTCTGTAACTGTAATCGAATAGCCTGAACTTTTCTGAAGAACAGTGCCCGTAAACCCATCAAATCCATTTGTTTTCTTAAAACGGACAACATTCCCCGTGGTCCGGCCATGACTGACCTCCCTCACTGTGATGACTGCACTGCCCGAAGATCCAGAGGTAAAGGAGTCCCGCGGCAAAATTCTTTCTACTGCTG